TCTTCATCATTAATATCTTTACGATTGTCAAGTTCAATAGTGAGTGCTTCTTGTGTTGGTATTGCATTATACTTTTCTGTGAACTTTGTAATCTCTTCAAAGATTACACGTTCATTTCTATCTGCATAATATTCTGGTTTGATAAATGGGATTACCTTTCTAGCATAATCCTCATCCCAAATCAGATTAGTTAATGTTGTTCTCTCTATCGTCTGTATCGACATATTGTAATGCACCCTCGTTTAATTGTTCGTCCATAATAAAATGTAAGATATCACCAGCAAGTTCAAAAAAATCATCACCAAAAAACTCTTTTGGTAAGTCATTAGAATCTAACATATCCCATTCAAAATGTAAAGTGGCTTTGTCATTTTCTTTGTCTTCTGAAATACTGACTTTACCATATCTGTAGACAACACCTTCGTACTTTCCTGCCTTTGAGGTCAGTCCGATACCTGTCCACTTCTGGTCTTTGTTTTCGACATACTTGAAATATTCACTCATGTCTCTCATTAGAGGATAAGTCCTTTGGATGGTGTTGCAATCCCTGTTGTTGCTTCAATGTAAGCAGACTTGAATTGTTCATTTGATTCTGTTACGATAACAACTCCACCAGCATAGAACATACCAGTTTTTGGATTTTCTTGACCTGTCATGCAAATGCCTCTTGCAAATCCAACTTTACCATCTGGGGCATTTACTAACATTCTTGGATTTTCAAGTGTGATATTTCCATTATTTTCGTGCATATATTTGCCGATGTATTCACCAGCAAGTGTCACAAGGGATACTATTTTGCCCTTCATAATCATTTCTCCTTAGATATAATGTAGGTAACTTCCAACGATATATTTAGAAGTATCACCTGTTACTTTTCGACCAGCATGAAGATGTGTCCACATTGGTGGGAACATCAACAACCGACCAGCCTTTGGTGTCACAGAAATACCTCTTTGGGGAAAATCTGTTTCACCACCCTGTGGTTCGTTAAGATATAAGAAAAATACCAAGAACCGTTTTGCAGATTCGTGATTGCCGACATCTACATGGTCATGAAATTCATCAACACCATTTGGTTCGTATCTTTTCATTCGATACATTTCATATGCATATTGTGGTGGAAACATTTTATCAGTTATATCACAATCTTGCATATATCTCCAAACACATTTATTAAAAACGCCTTGCAACTCATCTGCATAAGGTTTCCAGTTTGAATGTTGTTGTAAAGCAATCTGTGTAAAAGAACGATGGTCTTTTAATACTTGTTTATCGAACTGGTTTTCATTTCTTTCAAACTCTGAAATAAGTTCATCACATAACTCTTTTGTTATGATATCATCATATGTACGAATATAGTTTTCATTCAAACTTTCAAACTGCATTATTATTCTCCATCAAATGTCTGAACACCATCCAACCAGTTATTATATATTTTGTTTCTGTTTTACTAGCAATCCCATTATGAAAGTGTGTCCAATATGCAGGCCAAACAACGCATCTTCCTCTAGTTGCATTTACTGTTTTATCATACTGTTCAAAGTATGTGCCACCCTCATCCTCAACCGTATTTAAATAAAACATCCATGCTAAAACACGTTGAAATGCCACACCATCGTTTTCACAGTGTGATTTATGATATGCTTCGCCTGGTGTATATTTTTGAACATTGTAACCAAAAAATGGCATCATGGGTGCGACATCATTTATTAAACGACTATGCGTTCTTACATAATCGTCTATTGGTTTTTTCAATCCACCCAATACTATTTCGTTTATTTTTTGGTCTTGAGTATTATTAAATGCTTTGTAAACTGTAGTACATTCTCTTCCTTTTACATGAACTGTGGTATCATGCCTATCTGGATTACTTTCAAAATCCTTGATAGCATTTTTACAGTCCTTTGATGTTAGAGCATTGTCATATACTTCAATGAAGTCAGGCATCTTCTTCATTGTCATTTTCCACTTCTTGATTACCATACTTAAATTCTTTCTGAGCAACTTCGTCAAGTTGTTTCATGACTTCCTCAGTAAAAAACTTTTCTGGGTCATTGTTAATTGTCTTACCAAATGTCTTTGTGCCATCTGGTAGTTCAATGCGAGTGGATACTGATTTGAAGATACCATATTTGAGTGCAAGTTCTAGTAGACCATAATATCTATCAAGACCACGTTCATACATCAGACGAACATCGACCATCTTGTTTTCGATAGTCAAACGTGACTTCTGATTCTTGCAGTGAATGATATTACCTACAACCTCTGTACCGTCTTTCTCTTTCTTCTTTGAGAGATATACGATAGAGGACGCAGCATATTTAAGACCAGAACCACCACCCATTTCTTTTGTAGGGAACATAGAACCTACAACGTCATATGTGTGGTTAGTGACAATCATTGGTACTTTTGCTTTACCAAGTTTCAGAGTGAGGACTCTGAATGCAGCTTTTAGAACTTGTGCTCGTGTCATGTCTCTGGTTTCTTTACCCTCGGCAGTATCATCTACTTCTTTTGTGGTTGACAACATACCAAGTGAATCAAGACACAACATGATAGGTTGTCTATCTGCTTCATCTTGTTTTAGGTAATCATCCAGTACACGAATTGCTTGTGTTCTAAATTCTTGCACAGTTGTGACAGGTAGGATAACCATTCTATTGGGGTCAATACCTCTGTCAATAACCATCTGTTTGGTGATTGCACTTTCTGATTCAAAGTACAAAACACCAGCGTTTGGATTTGCATCCAAGAACGACTTCACCATTCCCATTACAAAAAATGTTTTACCTGTTGCACTTTCACCAGCAACAGCGGTAATCTTGTTTGCAGGCAATCCACCATAGATTGACCCACTCAATAACGCATTAAAGATGTAAGAACCAGTGTCGATAAATGAATCAACATCTCCTGCTTCTACACCTTCAGATACGAGTGCGGCATATTCATTGCCTGCCGTCTTCGCAATATTTTTCAAAAAGTCCATAGTTATATATCACCATCCTTTCGATTTTCGGAGAGATACGCATCAAAACCGCCTGGGTATCTTGACTCCAACTTTTCGATATTTGTTTCAATCACATCATCCATAGTAATACCTAGTGCGATACAAGCTTGTGCAACATACCACATAATATCACCAAGTTCACGTTTCATATGATATTGTGCATCTTCATCCATTGGTTTTCCTTGGAAGAAGGCCTTCTTCACAATCTCTGCAAACTCACCACCCTCTGCATTGATACCAATCGCAGCAGTAAGAATGCGTTCTGGTGATACACCTTGTTCTTCAATGATTTCGCATGACTCGACAAAGTACTCAGCATCCTTAGATGCTTGACTTGTGACTTTATCAACGAAATCTGTGTATTTGTTAAAATCTACAGTCATCGCATTTTCCTTATATTTCATATACTGTATCAAATATTGTATGGTTTGTCAAGATATAAATTTTTATTCTTTCCAACAATACTTTGGTTCACCATCGTTTACATCATATATATTCGGATGTTCCATCAACGCACGGCGATATGGTGACCACTTAATACCTCTACCCCAATTCAACCAATCCATCAATTCAATTTTTGTTACCGAACCTCTTTTACGAATGTAGTGAACAATCTCGTTAAACTTATCGCTGTCACCCATAACCTTCTGGTCTGCAAGTAAGTCATCCATATATTGATTCATATTAACCACCTCATCTTTATACACAAGTCTAGTACCAACCCAATCCAATGCTTTGGATGCCTCTTCATTCCTATAGTCTGGGTCATTTAGATATGTGTTCAACAACATAAAAGCATCATCGTCATCTTCAAAGAAATCACCCTGTTCATACAATTCATGATAGTAACCAGCATCATACATGATATAAGGAACACCGTTCATCATACCGTCTGTTGTTGCTACTGACCAACCACCATACTTCTGTTTGGGCGAGAACCCAACATAACACTTTTGTAATTGTTTATAATACCAATCTTTATCACCTTTTGTTGTGATAACATAATCACGATTAGGTTTTTCCAAAAGCGGAATCCAGACTTTAAAATCCTGTCTCATCTCCCATAACTTATCACACACAGCAATAAATTCTTTGAAGTGTTTATAAGTATCTGGTCTATGGTTAAATACAATAATCTTTTCTGGTTCATAATTTATATCTGAAACAACATCATTTCTATCAACTCCTAAGTGTTGAGGCATAAGAATATTTCTCAACCTTTCGATTGTAATGTGGTTGAAGGTATCCTCTGCTTGTTCAATTACTAAATCTTTCTGGTGTTGTGTATTCAGATAACATCTGTCATATTCTAGAAGACCTGTCATATTCTGAAGAAAACTATCTTTAGGCCATGCAACGACTTGTTCAACATCAAACCAGTGACAGTAACCAAAAAATGGTGGAACATGGTGTGTGACATTATACAAAGTATTTTTCAAAGCGTGTGCGTGTTCTGGTAAGTGACACATTACCAAATCAAAATCAAGTTTTTCACCAAGCATCTTTTGCAATTTAGACACATCAAAATGTGAACGCATGGTTGGCGGATATGTAGGTAGGTCAAT